CCACCATCAATGATATCGTCACCTGCTGCAAAATCAATATCTACAGTTGGTGATGTACCATTAAAAGCAGTAAGCACTTCTGCTCCTGCAAAGAGAACCAAAGTTCCTGCAGGAATTTCTAGAAGTTGAAAAATGTCACCGTCTGTACATGAGTAATCAGTTATTTTAGAAATATCTAAAATAGACTCAATCATTCTCATGCTAGTTCCAGGTCTACTACCAGGTAATACTGCTATGGAATCAGAACTAACACCAGCGGTTGTGCTGGCGGTCATATCAAAAGTTGCCATTTGTTATACCCCCTTACGCTGCGTTATACTTAGCGGTAACGATAGCTTCTGGACGAAGTATCTTTCTACCGTATAAGTGCATTCCACGGACGATGTCTGCGAACGAATCAGGGTCACGATATGACTCTGTCTTCGTAATTTGTGAAGCTGAAGCTATAGCTGAAGAATGACCAGCAACAATTAATCCATAGTTACTGTTCTGGTTAGCTGTTCCAGATGTTCCTGGACCAGTTCCTACTGCTGGTAAGTTGTTTGACATATAAACGTCAAAGCCATGAATTTTACCAACGGTTAAACCATTCTTCAATCCTGTTTGGTCTCCACCAAAATCGGCATCCATAAGACGAGAATCCTCATCTTTTAAGATTTCGATAAATACAGGGTGTAAAACCAACCATCTACCATCAGTGTCAACAAACTGGGTGTCAAGCAATCTTCCCATTCTTGCAATTACTTGCAATGGTGAGGCAGTTGCTGTGGCTAGAGCTGTTGCTCCACCAGTTCTTGCCTGAATTGGAATAGAGTGGTCGCCAGCACTACTTGTAGTAATGTTACCGAAGTCACCCTTTTTCAACTTCATAGAGGTTAAAAGTTCATCTGAACCTGCAGTTGTAACTGCTTTTGAACCTGAAACGGTGTCATTAGCTGTTCCTGCAACAGTATTCAGAGAGGATTGTTTAAATCCTGAAAGATAACCAAGAACTTCCTGGTCGTGTTGGTCACGTAGTCTATACCCTGCACGGTCAGCGGCCATAGATTCAAAGTTCACGTGAGAGTGAGCTTCTTCAATATCGTCTACTTTAAATGCAAAGTAATTAGCTTTGTCCACCACGAGTGAGAAATCTTCGTCATCTAAGTCTTGTGGAGTAATCTGAGTTCCCCTAGCGTACTCCTTTACAGTGATTTCTGGTTCTTTAATAATTTTAACAGTATCACCGTAATTCGCAATTTCTCCGAAGTAGTCATTATTAGTAATGCTATCTACAACAGAGCTTTTACGAAAGGCTTGCTGGACTTTTTGCGAGTAGATTACGGGGCTAAAATTGCCATTAGGTAAGCTACTGTAACCAGCTGCTGTCTTAAATGCCATTGTATTGTCTCCCAATAGGCTATACCGATTCTCTAAACACTAATAAGACCAGTGCTCTAAGGGTGTCCAAAAAGGGGCGATAGATTCTGGGTGGTTAATAGGTATAAAAAAATCAGAAACTCTACTACACTTAGAGTTCAAAAAATGTGTTAAGTGTTAATGTGTAGACACTTTTAGGCAAGTAGTCCTATGAGGGGTTGCCATAAATATTTAATTTTTACCACAAAAATCAACAAATGTAAAGAAAAAAATTATCTTTGTGGTCTTGATACATCATATATAAAGTTGCCAGACTGTATAGCATCCATGATTGCTTTCTCATTTTTTTCATATTCATGAGCTTTCATCTGTGCAACATCAGACTCTCTCCATTGATTGCCTTGGCTTTCTTTAGTATTAGCAACATTATTTTGACCTCTAGTTGTTACGGCTTTTGCCGCATCATTACTGTTAGTCTTTTTCTTTTTATTGCCAATAATACCTGTATCAACTTTGTATAAATCAATAGCTCTAGAAGCTGCATGTGCATCAGAATCATTTTCATATAATGCTTGTTGTACCCACTTAGGTTGTGTAGTTACCCATTCATGAAATTTTTCATCCGCTCTGATTTCTTCAAAGTCAGGATGCTGTGCTATCAATTCAGCCTCTGCTCTTTTTCTCGCAGCTTCTGCTTCTTTTTCAGCAATAACTTGTAATCTCTTTTCAATACCAGAGTCAAACTCTTTTGCTTTTTTAGCAGCAATTGTTTCAATAATTTTAGCTACGTCAGGATATTCTTTTGACCAAGCTGCTAACTCCTCATCTGTTTTAGGAAGTTTAATAGCTTTTTGTGTAGCGGAACTTAACTGTGATTGCAGTTCTTGTATTTTCTTTTTGCTTTCTTCTTCACGTTGACTCATATGTCTACGTAAATCACCATAGCGTTTTTTAAAAGTTTTTTCTTCTGCATCAAGATTAGCTGTTTCTTCAGCGTCCTCTTTTGCTTCTGCTTCTCTTTTAGTTGCTAAAGCTCGTTCTTCTTCAAGCTTTTGTAGCTGTTCATCTTCTTGTGATGTATCTCTGCTATATCGCATAGGAACTTTCTTTATGTCTTGCTTTACAGCACCAATCGCTTCACTCATTAATTTCTCCTTATAAATGTCCTGCCATTTCTATTATATCACAAAGTGTGACTAGTATGCAACAGTTTTTTATCCTACCTCTACACCTAATTCTTTTGCTTTTTTCTTTCCTTCTTCAGATTGCCAATATGTTATAGGATTAACTTCAAATCCTCCTTTAGCATCTGCAGGTTTAGTTTGATTATTTGATTGTATTTCATATTTATCATCACGTAAAACATTAGAATCATTTGCTTTGTTCATAGCATCAAATGCTGCAGTTGTACCTTGTTTCATAGAATCTATAACCCAAGATTCAACAGTATCTCCTGTTCTAGCCGCAGCGTAAAACGATTGTTCTGCTCTGGATAACTTAAAGAAGTCTTTCAGTTGTAGACCAGTTTTCTTAAAATCAGCATACTGCTCTACTCCCATGAGTCCATTAGGGTCATACTGTCCATCATTTAATGCCATATTTATTTTAGAATGTGCATCAAGTTCTGCTTGTGTTATTTGATTAATACCTTGACTAGCAAATCCAGAATCTTGAGCATTCTTTTTTGCTCTTTCAGTTCTTCTATCGCTAGCATCTTCTCTTCTCTTTGAATAGGCTTCACTAAATGCTCTTTGAGCTGGTGTTAAAGAAGCAAAACTTCTACCAGTTAAAGGGTCTATTTTACTATACGTGCCATACTGTTGATTATAATCATCAGGTATGTTATAATATTTTTTTACGGCTGCTTCACTCATACCTGTTGATTGTGATATTGCCGATATATCTTCAAGACCTGGCTGGTATAATCTATTACCAAAAGCATCAACTTTACGTGTAGCAGCTACTTGTGGATTACGAATACTTTCTAAAAATGCACTTGGCATATCTGCTATTGCCATGTCTCTGTAACTTTTGAGGATGGTTTGGTCACTGTAAGGGACGCCTGTCTTTGCTCCAAGTCCAGTAGGAGGACCAAATAATTTAGCCATTGCGTCACTAGCATCTTTGCCAATCTTTTTTACTTGAGTATTTAAGTCTTTTTCAAAAGTTTTACTTGTTAACGCCTTGTACGCTTCCGATTCTTTTGCTGACTGCAGATTAAATTCTAAAGCTTGTGTCGGATTATCAATTTGATTAAAAACAGCATCTTGCATTCTAGCTGAGGCATCTGCAAAGTCCATATCTCTTGCAGTTTGCGATGCCTCTTGCATGTTAGCAACATTTGCTATTGCTTGGTCTCCTGCTCCACTTTCAATATACTTTTCTGCCTCTTCACTAATAGGGTCAGGAGTAGGTTCAGCAGGCTTAGGCTGTTCTGGGTCATCTATTATTGGGTCAGGAGTTGGGTCATCTGGTGGTGTTATAGGAACACCTGGAGCTGGTACAAATCCTGATGGAGGAGCGTCTGGACGCATGTAAGATAATCGTTGGTCTTCTGGTAAGAAGTATCCTATGTTTGGTGCAACTACTCTAGTAACTAATCCTGGAGTTTGTGTATACACAGGAGTAACTTGTGGATTTACAGGAGTTGCTAAAGCTTGTTGTGTTACTGATGGAGTATATACTTGCGTTCCCTCAGGTGTTGTAATAAACTGAGATGAAGCAGCCTCTACTATGGGTTGTTGATATGTAGGAGTATATTGTTGCCCAGGTAAAGGAATAATACCTTGTTGTGCTTTCATAATACCACCTTGACGAGTCTTTTTAGTTTTACCCTCAGTAATATAAGATATCTGACCATCACTTTCCATTGCTTGTAATCCAGTTAAAGCTTCTCTACGCATTCCTTCATAGGTTGCAAGACCATGAAACCTTACGACATTAGCAGGAACAACTAGTTCCCCCTCGCTTAGTAAAACCATTTGGTCATCTGCTATTTCTTTTTTAGTAGCACCTGGAGGTGGGTCGCCCTCTTCTCCTTTGCTATAATCTATTTCAGGAGCACCAAGTCCAATCATGACAGCTACGCCTGCAGAGTCTTTAGGTTTAGTGCCCTCTTTTAATTCTTCATCAATTTTAACCGTGCCTTTTTTAGCTTTAGTGGGCATATTCTTTTTCATTAAAGCATTTTCTAATTTTGCAATAGCCATGTCTCTTGGGTCGTCAGATTCAGGTTGTTTAGGTCTGCCTATAGGGTTTGTAATAGGAACTGGATTTATAGGTTTGTTTCCTGTAGGTGGACTAGTTTTTTCTGTTAGTGGCATTGTGCCTTTTTGAGCTTTCATAATACCACCTTTTCTTTGTGTAACAGTGTAATCATCTGTGGCTTTCATTGGGTCTGGCTCTGGCATATTTTGAGGAATAGGAGCTTCGTTGTCTTCAATCATAGGCGGCATAGCTTTTTGAAAATCTCCAGGACTTCCCATACTTAATCTTGGTAATAGTCCATCAAGTTCTTCTACATTTTTCATGTTTCCTTCTCCTACAGCCACTGCAGTTGCAATTGCAGCTTGAATAAAAGAGTCTTTATCAGGATATTTTTTACGTAATGCCGCACCAAATAAATTATTATTATTATCAATTTTACTTTCTTTGTCTTCGCCTTCTCTATCAGCAATAAAAGCTTGGCCTTGTTCAGACTCTACAAGACCTCCTAATAATATATGTCTTAGTGTATCTTCTGTTTTATCATTATCCTTAAACTTTAAGTTATCTGCTACTTCTCTAGATATATTAAATGCATCCATTACAGCGTCATCATCTCCAATCGCTGCAAAAAATGCTCGTCCTCCTAAAGCTCTTATGTTTTGCATTAAAGGAGCACCTTTTCTACCTCTATATGGACCACCTGCTAATCGTTCTATTAGTGGTTTTTTCTTCTGTCCAGTAAACTCTGTATCTGTGTAGTCATCCATTGATAAGGGTCTCATGTCTTCAGCCATTTTTGTCCTCCGCAGCTTGCATTACTTCATCACGTAATGTTTTTAATCTTCTAAGTTCTTTTATTGCCCCTTGTGCTTGATACCAATCTTTGGGGTCTGTAGCCTGTTCCATAATTAAGTGAGCGGCTAAAGTTCTTTCGTGCATATATTCTTCTAATGCATCTATATGTTTTTTTGTATTAACTAAACTTAGTAATTTCTTTGCTACTATTGGTGTCACTGAACTCCTCCAAAGTCAGGTGGCGTTCCTGGGGTTTGTCTTGGAACTCCACTAAATCCTTGCTCCTCTGGTAACGGAGCTGCTCCAACTCCTATGTTACCTGCTCCACCCCCTGATGGGTCTTGTGGATTTATTCCTGGAACATTTTCTTGTGGCTGTTGCCCTTGCATTCCCTCGCCTGTAGCTTTAATTATTTCAGCTTGTATAAAAGCTTCTCTTTCATCATTAATTAATTTATCTGCATCTAAGTCCATAGACTTAGCCAGTTCTCTAAGAACTACTGGCATTTTTACAAATGCAGCTAAATTAGGATTATTAGATATTTGAAGTAACTGTAATAATCTTTGTGACCTTACTTCGTTTTTCATCAAAGATTCTGTGCCCCTAGATTTAACTTCTAAGTCACCTTTTACCTCTGGGTCATAGTTAAACTGCATGTTAAAAGCATAGAATGCTTCACCAAGTGGTTGTAATAAATAGTCATCTATGTTTTTAACTACACTTTTAATACTTAATTGTGCCGCACCCATTAACATAGATATGCCAGCCGCTGTTCTACCAGTGCCTTGTACTCCTGTTTGTCCATGTGAAAACGATGGTATGCCTGTAGCATCATCAGCAATCTGTCTAGCTTTATCAAACATCATCATGTTTTCATTAGATACATTTGGATACTTTGTTCCAAATAGTGCTTGCCCTGGTGCTCCACCTTGTCTTCTAAATACTTTTCCAGGATATAAACTCAAGTCTTGCCCAGGAACTAAATTAGTTTCATCTATTTCAAATATAAGATTGCCAGATAAAACAGCATTATCAACAGCCATTCTCATAAAACCATTCATCAAAGTTTGAGTGTCTGTCATGTTTTCTGCTAGTCCAACACCAAAAAAACTATATGGATTAAGCTCATAGGGTGATGCACAGTATGGTATTCTTTTTGGAGTAAATGGATTAATAACTAAACGTAATATAATATTGTGACAAACCCAACAATTAATTTGTATAGTATCTACATCTTTAAACTCATCTGGTATTTCTAATCCAGCTTCTTCTGCCATATCTTTATCAATGTTACCCCAGTATTCTAATATTTCAAATCGGTCAACATTGTAAGAGTTTCTGTAGTCTTCTAAATCTGTTTCCCACCATTTACGTACATAATTAGTTCCCATATTTATACAGTCGTCAATGGCATCTTCTCTAAAATATGGACGCTTTTTAAGTCCTCGTAATTCAGAGTGGCTAAGTCTATGACGTTGTATTACATATTCACACTCATCCATATTCTTAGCATCAGAGTCTGGGTAAAAGTTCCATATAGAAACATTTTCTACTTTAGGAACAGTCTTAATTACAGGAGAATATTCTCCATCATCATTCCAATTAGCATATTCTTTTTCTAAAGCAAATGGACCTTTTAAAATACCAGTGCCAAACAATGCCATTTCAAATGCAGTAGACCTTAAATGTTTTGATGCACTTGATTCTTCTAACTGGTCTAAGATAAGTTTCTCCATTTTTTTAGCAGCTTCTTGAGCTGGACTAATTGTTTGTGCTGTAGGAGTTTTACCATATCCAGGTTTTAATTTATCTTCTATAGGTTGTAAGTCATCTTTTAAATTACCTACATATAAATCTCTCATAGTCTCTTCTGTTGCACCAGCAGGAATCTGTCTTCCATCCCCTGCGAAGCCATAAGTTTTACTTAACTCATCAATTAATTCTTCTGGAGCTTTAGGGTCAAAGTGTACAGCTTCTTCTACGCCCTCAGGTATACGAGTCGGTTCAATCCCAATCGGAAATCTTTGTCCTGCGAATAAGACATCTGTGATTTGTCCGTATGCCGCAAGGACTTTTGTCTTTGTAATTTTGATAAATACTTGCGATTTTTCCGTTGATGTAAATTGTGTCTCAGGTCCGTACAAGCCCCTATACTGACGATACGCATCTAGCCACCTCTCTTCTTCATCTCTACGACTACTTTCTACGTCATCAAATTTTTTCTGAACATATCCAGCTAAGTATTCTGCTTCCCCGTCTGGTTCTACCATAAAGCCTTCTACATTGTTATCTTCTTCTGCCATGATTAATACCCAAATGTTGCGTCAGCAGGTGACCACTTTGCTGCTTCTGTTGCAGGAGTGTAGTCAAATATGGACCTACTAACTGGTCGTGACATTATACCATATCTTAACGCATCATACAAATGGTCTTCTGCTTTTGTATCAACATCCTCTGGATTCTGTTTACTCAATGGTAAAACAGGGAGTTGAGCTATAAGATTAGTACAGCTGTCAAATATTTCCAAACCTGGACGGTTTGTATCTTCATCAATTTTTAATCTTCTATGCACTTCGTTCTTTCCAGCAACACGACTGCCTCGACTTCTGTCTGATGGTCTCCATCTACATCCCTCGACAATCATTTGTTCAGCCAAAGATGGACCAGTATCGCCACGCTTATGCCAAAGGCTAGAGTCCAACACACCGTAAGAAAGATTGCCATCATCTATTTCTGCCTCCATAACCATGTGTGCTAACTCCTTTGCAGTAACCTTAGTAACGTATAACTCTCGGTACACGATTAAAGTATCTGTAGAGGGGTCTACGGTAAACCAAAGAACACCAGTAAAAGATGAATAACCATAGTCGCATGCTCTAAATTTCCTCCATGAGTTAGGTAAGTCAAATGACTTTATAACGTGTTTATCTCTTTGAAACTCTGCGAATGCTGCACCCTCTGCAATATCCCAAGAGCCTTCTAATAATTGTTTTCTCTGCACCTCTGGCAAAGAAAGTAACATTGCTTCATAATCCCCAGCTTCTGCTAGATATGGATTATCTACTAATCTTGCTGGGATGAATCGCCTTTTAAATAACGGCTCTCCTGCCTTAGTGTGGTTATCAGGATAGCGTAATATCTTACCAGTTTGGATGTCCGTCGCTGCAAATGAGTTATTGGGTATAGCAGGGTCAATAAACATCTTCTTAACCCAGATATGACCAGGACCACCAGGATTAGTCGTAGCTCGCATATAAACAGGTAGGCTTGGGTCTGCAGTCCTAAGACGAGACCTGAGATAATCCCACGCATACGGTGTACTATATTGAGTAAGTTCGTCCACACCGATGTAAGTAAATGCTTGACCTTGGTAACGTAGTACATCTTTATCCTGTTCTAAATATGTCATCCAGATTCTAGCACCAGATGGAAACGTCCATTGACTTTTCTTTTCCATCCATTTTGCACCTGGAAAAGCCTTAGGATATATATCCTGACTTTTATGTATTAATTCTCTCAACTCATCATTTGTACGTCTTAGTATCAGTGCATTAAAATTACTATTAGTACAATATCTTAGTGGGTCAACTATTAGGGCAAACGACTTGCCCCCTCCAGCTGCTCCTCCATATAAAACCTCTCGTTCTGGAGAAGCTAAAAAATCTGTTTGCGGACCTTTGTTAGGCTCAAATAAAATATGAGGAGCTTCATCGTTGCTTTGAGGTTCTTCATAATTAGGATTAACCTCTTCATATTCTATCTGTTCTTCTTTTTTTTCTAGCTTAGCAATCTTTCGTTGTGCGTGAACAAGACTTAACTTAGCTGATTTTAGTTTACGTTCTTCAGACGTTAGCTTGCGTGGTGATGTTACCTTTCGCTTCGGTCTTGGCTTCATAGCGTTTTTGTTTAACATGCTTTTGTCTATCCGCTTTATCAATTTTTGCACGTTTCCAAAGTCCCATAGCTGTAATCTTTCTACCTGTGTACTCTGACAACCAACGTGCTACTTCTTTATAAGAAGAATGTTTTAGATACTTGTATGCTTCGTCTAAAGCTTCTAATTGTTCTTCAACTGGTATTAACAAATAAGGGTCATAATCACTAACTTCATATCCCCAAGGAATTTTAGGTCCACTTACTCTGTCATACCTGTTTGTAGGATTCAACTTCTTCGATATCGTCATTCTTTTTCTTTTCTGGTAATATAAACAGTCCTATGGGTTTGTCTGATGATACATTTAATTTTTCTACTTTAGATAATCCTACACGGTCTAACAACTGCTGTGATGCACTTAATAGTTCTCTGTTCCCTATTGCAGTAGGGTCATCTAAAACACCTACCATTGACATTACAGCTTTTGGTGCATTAGCCGCCATTTCTAATTCTGCACGTTCTATAATTTCAGAACGTAACGACTGCACAATAACATGGGAGTTTGTACTAGGTGCATATCCAGCAATCTTCATTGCCTTAGCGTAGTTGCCCTTTGCTTCACCAAACAAAGCGTTCAAAAATTTTTCTTGAAGTTCTGTTAATTGTTTAGGCATTTCTCACCCTCTTTCCTGCAGTTCTAGTTCTAGCAAAAGACCTATTTTTACTTTTACTTTTTACTGATAATCTAGAGTTATTCATTGGATTACCTGTAGTATGGTGTACGTCTTTGCCATCTCCTTTACGAACTAATCCTTTTTTTGCCATAATTGCTCTAGCTTTATTTCTACTGGAGCGTCTTTTTATTTGATTAGGTTTTCCTTGATACCTATCGTATTCTTGTCTATAGTTTCTTTTACCTACCATATTAACCTATTCCTGTGTAATATTCTTGTATAGAAACAATTACATGAAGTCTATCTGCTGTTGCTGCTTGTGCTTTTAATATTTCACTAGCTTTTAAAACTAAACAATCTTGAGATAATAATTCTGTTGTAGCGTTAGCACTAATAGCTTTAGTCTTAAATAAACTAAATGTAGCAGGACTTGATGCAGCATCTGTAATAGATAGCGTAATTGTGTCAGCATTTCCTGAATCTTCAGATACTATAATAGATTTAATTAGTGCGTAGGTCTTAGCAGGAACAGTATATACTGTTGTAAGACTTGTACTAGTTAAATCTACTTTAGCATTAGTATATAAAAATGATGTCATTTTTTACGTTTTTTTAATTTAACTGCTCCACGTTTTAATTTTGCAGCCATATATGAACTAGGCATTGTGCTTGCTTCTGCACTCGCTGCAGTATTAGTAGGTAACGCAGTTACATGAGCTTTTCCAACTAAGTTACCTTGAGGATTGCCAATACCAGCTAATCCTCCAGCACTCATTCTTCTATGCATCTTTTTCATATATTAGTCTCCTCACTGTTTGGAGTTTCTGTGCCTGGAATCACCTGACAAAAAGGTTTTGCTTGATGTACCTGTGGATATGTAACAGCTTTGTTTGCTTTAGCAATAGAATCTTCAAAGCATTTTTCTTTACTTGTATGTAATTCATTACCTGTTATTACCATACATGATGTTGCATTCATGTTAGCACACAGTATCATTATAGACATCCACATTATGAAAGCTCAAAGTGAGGTCCATCAATAAATGGTCTTCTGCCTTGACTCCTTCTGATATCTATATAACTATTCATAGCCTCTTCCATTGTGCCTTCCCATTGTCTAATATCTTCAATATTCCAGGAAGCTCCCCATTTTATACTAACGCCCTCTTGAATAGCGGCTTCTTTCATAGCGTCAGCAATGTCATCGTAAAACGAAATTTCCCATGATGCTCTTCCATTGAGATACGCCATTAAATCAACGGCATCCCCAGTAAGGTGTTTTGATTTAAGGGTTTGGCTCGCCCCACTATCGTACAAGGCTTTTTGTTCTTCGTGTGTTCTCATGCCACATATTACACCGAAATCAACTTTACTAATTTTAATAGCTTTACAGACTACCGAGTGTAACTCGTTTTTTACGCCATCTAGCCTTCCTAGACTTCTTTGTGATAACATAAAACTCATGTCGCTCTTTCCTTTCTTTTGCCCACTTGTTGTGGTATTTAAATCTTGTTATGGGATATCTCCGCTCCCCTATAAATCGTACCTCGTACCGAATATGCTCTAGTTTATTTCCTATTCTTCATTCCAAAAAATTTACTGACAGACCGTATCCCAAACGATGCGGCCACTATCGCACCCAAACTTATCTGATACCAATCTGGCATATTCTGCAAAGCGATAAACCCATCAGTCACGACCTGTCGACCCCAATCACCGCAGAAACAGAGCACCATAGGAAGTGTAAAAATTATGGTTAGCCATTCGTCTTTCCATGAACTCTGTGTGGCTCTAATAGCAGCAAGCTCCCAATCAATTTCGCCTGTTGCTTCCTTCATACGAATCTGTGCTTCAGCTTTTTGTATAGCTGTTTTACCATCTATATAAGATGTAGCTAATCCTCCAACTGAACCAAGTATACTTGTTATTGCACTAATCATTTTACCATGCTTTACATGACCAATATCTAGCGGATGTTTTAGGTCCAGGATTATCACAGTTGTGTCTGGCTCTAAAACTTTTTCTGGCTTCTGGATTGTTTTTGCGTATCGGCATATTAGGGTCGCCAAACATAACTCTTTTTACTTTGCCGCCATCACTAACAAATACAACAGATTTTTTTCTTCCGTATCCAGGTTCACCTTTACGTATTGGTCTAGGTTTATTAAGTGTAACTTTTTTTCCCTGATACTCAGCCATACTATGTCCTATATGCTCTAGTTTTTTTGGCAATCTTTTTAGGTTGTTTTACAAACTGTTTACCTTTACGAGTGCCTGCAGCTTTGGCTCTATTAGTCGCAGCTTTTTCAGCAGGACTTAGAGCTTTCCAAGCAGCGTCGGGGAGATACCTCCTCTTACCTTTAGAGGGCTTACCAGAGGAGGTTCTCCATTTTTGCTTTCCCCAATCCTTTAGGGATTGTTGCGGTGCTTTAAGAGCCATTATTTTCTTCTGGCAGTGCCACCTCTAGCCATGCCTTTTTTCTTCATAGTTCCGCCACCCATCATTTTCTTGACGCCACCACGAGCCATGCCTTTTTTCTTCATCATGCCTCCGTTCATCATCTTCTTCATGCCGCCACGAGCCATGCCTTTTTTCTTCATAGTGCCACCAGCTCTCATTTTACCTTTGCCATCCATAGCAAAAGTTGGAACCATTTTTCCAGTTTTAGGGTCTTTAGCCATAGGCATCTTTCCACCGCCTGCTCTCATCTTTTTCATTTTTGCTCCACCACGAGCATATCCTTTTTTCTTCATCATTTGCCAGTCTCCTTTGCATATAGGTTATCAAATGTAACTGCAGGGTCTAAATAACTATTATGTATTTCTGCAGCGTGGGCGTATTGACTAGGTTTAAAGTCTGGCGGACCTTCCCCTGTCTCCCATAAAGCAGGACTTGTTGCCCTTACTCTATTATTAGGCAAGGCAACTATGTTACCTGTCCATTTATCTGCGTCAGTTAGCTGAAGAACGTGACTCTGCTTATGTTGAGCTGGGTCATCAGCTATGTCGCTTTCTGTATAATCAACTGTGAATAAATATTTACCTTGATAAAATTCACCGTCAATTTTACATATCCAAGGACTTGAACTTACTCTTTCCATTCTAACAATCGAATGGTGATGAGAACTACAGTCCCAAGGTTGTGCTAGATGAGTTGCCATAGTCTCAGGCCATTCTTCATACATCTCATCTGCTACTAGTGCCGTGATTGGCATTCTCGCCCACATTGCACCACCATGTACATTTTCACTATCGTCAAAGTCGCTTTCGCATCCTGTAAATATAACCTGAAAACTAAGACATCTGTCTGGTATTGTATTTACTGCTATTGCCATACCATGTATAAATTCACCGTGGTATTGTTCATGATTACAAGTGTATTCTTTACGCACCCAACATTTAAAATGCGGGATGTCACTAATTAGATAGGGCATTAAGTTGTCGCTTTCTCCTTTTGTCGTTTGAGTTTTAGTTTAGCTGCTTTTGCTAATCTAACAACTTCAGTCTTCCCCATCACTTTAGCTCTTTGTTCCATAACTGTTAGAATCTGTATTTTTCTAGCGTATGGCTTTTTTATTTTCATTACTTTTGCAATAGTTGCTTTTGCATCTGCAACTGTAGCAAACTTAATACTTACTGTATCTTTCGGATTTTCATCCGTATATAATCTTCTACCAGAACCTTTTGGCTTTTTGCCAGTTCCGACTTTAGGGTCTTTAGCCATTAAGTATACCGTCCACCTTTGGCTTTATACTGCTTAGCTAACATTTGTGCTTTTCTAGCTGACCACTGTCCAGGATTACCCCCTTTACTACCAGCTTTAATTTTATTAAATAAATTCTTACGCATGGTAGGATTAGAGTAATTACCAGCTTCGTTTACACGACTACCACCCTTTTTAAGTTTAGCTAAAGTATTCGCTTGATTTGCGTGTGCTTTACTAGCTTTACGTAGTTTACTAACTACTTTTCTAATTACTTTTCTTTTTTTAGGTGCTACAGTCATTGTTTCTCCTTCGCACATTTGCCATTATCTCTACACTCCTTAGGAGTAGTACAAGTCATGCCACAGGGTATTTGTCCTCTATCTGTATATATACCCATTATATTTTTAAACACTTTCCTTTTGAGGAACACAATTGATAATTAGTACATCTTGAACAAGGTATTATCATGAAAACAATCCCCCTTTACGTTTACGGTAATCAATCATAATATTACCACGACTAAATTTTTTCCTTTTTAACGATGCTTCTTCTTTTTTTCTAAAGTCTTCTTTTTTGGAGTCAATTGGTTTTTGTTTTCTTCTTTTTTTTCTGAGATAATCAATGTCATCTCCTTTAAATTCAAAATTAGTTTTCTCCTTAGATTTTATATTTCCTGGGTCTGCCCCTTTTCTTGGACGAGGTTTTCCTGAAACCGTTTTAATTATACTTTTAACTTCTTTATTTGGTCCTACATTTGGAAGTTTTATTATGCTACCATCCATCTGTTCTACTTCAATAGAATCAGGGTAGTAAAATATCTTAGAACCCTCAGGCACTTCTTCTCCATCACCCTCTCGGCTTATGAGTTCTTTCATTTTATCTTCACTGTAAATTTTACGTGGTCTTGACATTACACATTATCCCTTACTTCTGATTTAGCTTGAACTTGTACAGATGACCGTTTGCCATTAACATAAAG